TTGTGCTTGTGCTTGTGCTTGTGCTTGTGCCTGTGCCTGTGCCTGTGCCTGTGCCTGTGCCTGTGCTTGTGCCTGAGCCTGACGCTGAGCTTGTAGGTCGGCTCGCATTTGTGACTCTTGGGCAGCGGCGCGAGCGATGTCGGGCTGCGCTTGCGCCGCTCGAGCTTTGGCCTGCGCGCTCTCTAGGTTTCGTAGGCTCTGCTCAGCTGCCTGGATTTGCGCTTCCCGTCTGGCTTTCTCGGCCCCTGCCCATTGCGATTGCAATTGAGCCTCCCGTTCCTTCGCATGTTGAGCTTCTGCGTCGAGGGGTGCTGGGAAGACCAGTGGATGTGCTGCTTGCGACCCTGGCGTGGCCTGTGCTGCAAGTCCAGCGTAGCCCAGGTTCAAGTTACGCAGGCTTGCGCGGACCAAATCCAGCCGTTGTGGCCAGTCGGCGTTCTGGGATTGGATTTCGAGAGGGCAGTAGGCAGAATCAAGAAGGTTGCTGATTACCGGAAGAGTTAACTCGGGGTGCGACGCCTGCGCTCTGCGGACCGCGGTCTCTGTAGCCTGTGAGAGCGCGCCTGCGGGAACTGTTCGGAGGAAAGATGCCAGCTCAGTGAAGTCAACTGGAGGTATCGCGCTCGGGCAGCTCTGCCGGATTTGGTCCGTGAGCGATATTCCTGTCGACTTGGCCAATGGCGGCGAAGGAGGAGATTGGGCGCTGCAAACGGCAGTGAGCAAGCCCAAGCAGAGAGTGGCGAGCAAAGAGCGTTTCACGATCTGACCTTTCGCAATATGCCGATCGAAATGTGTGCTCGGCCTGTACCGCAGTCAACCCTCTTTCTGTGTGCGCGTCCAGTCCAGCCGTTGTGGTTCGCCTGGGGCGCGCGGACGGAGTTCGTGGCTCGATGCAGTCTACGCAGAGCCAGACCGTTCACCATCCGCCAGATGGTTGAGCAGTGAGTCCTTGACGCGCTCGCGATCGGCGCCGGTCAGGCCGAGCAACTCGCGCGCGAAGTACTGATGCTGAGGCCCACCCGGCTGAATCGCTTCGCGCAATCCGTATTGGTGAACGCGAGCGATCCGTGAGGCGCGTCCCAGGAACCCGACCGCCGCGCTCGCCTCGCTCGTCTCCAGTCGCAGGAACCTCATCTGGACTAGCTTGGCAAACATCCGCTCGCGGATGCGCCCGCGCTGCGTGCCCGCCTTGCCTTGCTTTCTCCGCTTGCGCGGTTCATAGGCGCTGCCGTCCGGGTTCCGCTGCTTCTCGATCCGCTTCGCCTGGGTGCGCCGCAGTTCCCGGCCAATCTTGCGTGCCAGCCCACGCCGCTCTGTTGGCGACAGCTTGGCGAGTAGCGGCGCGACCCAGTGTTCGAGCGCCAGCAGCGGATCGCTGTCGGCGCTCATGGTTCGGTCGCAGGGAAGACCCAGTCGGCCAGCAGTTCGCCGCCGACCCTGATCTCCCATCGCTCGGGCGCTGCCAGGGTGCCTGCGCGTACCGGCTCGGCCGGATAGGAGACCGCATAGCGCTGCGTGGCATCGTCCGCCGCGGCCTCGACGCCGGCAGACACCACCACAGCCTCGCTCAGGTCGACCTCGATCGAGATGTCGACGGTCTCGTTGTTCTGGTACTCGACCTCGAAGCGCACCGCCTTGTCGCGCAGTGCCGGGTTCTCCAGGATCTCGACCTGGTGCACGCGCAGCCAGGCCAGCAGCGGCAGCATGATGGCGTCCGCCTGGCCGGCGTAGTCGAGCAGAACGACGTTGAGTGTGTAGCGGTACTCGAAGGAGAGCGTCTCGGCGCCGGCGCTGATCAGCTGCCCCTCGCGCACGTAGATCGCGAGCTTGTCGGGGTCGCGACGCAGCTCGGGCGTCGCCGCGCTGAGATGCGCGCGCAGGCTATTCGGCTTGCGCATCGTTCAAAGCGCTGGCAGCGGTACGGGCGGCGTTGTAGTGGTCGATGCAGGCGTTGAGGTCGACGATGGCGCTGTCGCCGTCTCGGGCGATGCCTGCAAGAGTTGCCGCAGCCGCTGGCTCAAGTTCGGCTCGCGTTTCTGCAGCGTGGCCGGAAGTGGCGGCAGCTGCAGCGCCTTCGGTGGGGCAGGCGGCGGCGCGGACAGGGATTGACACCCGGAGAGCGCCAATGCGAACGCGCTCCACAAAATCATCGTGCTGTTGCTGGACAAGGTCGAGCTCCTTCTGGTGTTGCTGATCGCGGGTCGCGAGGCCTTCGGAAAGCGCGCGCTCGGCGTCGAGCGTTCGTTCGGCAGCATTGAGCACCGCGCGGGCGTTGGCAATGCGCTGGGCCTGCCACGCGGCATGGATCAGGGCCCCGCGGGCGGAGGCACCGGCCTCGTAGACGGCAATCGTCCAGCCGACAGCGAGGCCGACCCAGACCAGGTTGCGCCAGGGTGCCGCGCCGGTCATGCGAACTTCCTGAAGGCTGCGGCCAGCTTGCCGTCGTAGTTGTTCTCCGCGTAGGCCGGGCCGTTGTAGCGGCGGGCGAATTCGGCCCAGCGCCGCTCGCGCATGGCGGGCGCAAGGCCCTCGTTCAGGATGAACGCGACGAAGGCGTCCAACTGGACGCGCTCGCCGGCGTAGATGGCGTTGATGAAGGCCTGCACCGTGGCGAAGCCGCACGCGCGATGGTTGCTGCCCAGGATCTGGAAGCGCCCCCAGCTCGCGCTGGCGAGCGCGGCCTGGCGGTCGAGCGCGGCAGCGTTCTGCAGGCGCTGGTGCTCGCCGGCGTTGCGAATATCGGCCGTGGCACCGCGGGCGTAGTGCTCGCGCGTCCAGCGCGGATGGCTGAGGGTAGGGTGGCTGCGGTCGTAGCGGCCGCCGGTGGCGGCGCTGAACTTGTGGCCCTCAAAGAGAATGCGCGGGCGGCCGGCGTCGTCGAAGGCGCCTTGCGGGGCCTCGACCTCGCAAACGGCTTTGACGGCGGCAGCGCTGCAGCCCAGGGTGCGGCCGGCTGCCTGGAAGTCGGCTTCGGTCAGCGCGGTCATGGCCGGCCCCGCTCGTCCTTCGAGGGCGATTCCGCCGCGCTGCCGGCGGGCGGCACGCCTCGGCCCCTCGCGACGTTGACCAGGCGCACGATGAAGCCGAGCGGGTCGCGCCGCAGCTCGCTGCCAAACCAGTGGAGCCCGTCCCAGATCTCCTCGCTGATGACGGCGCAGGCGCCGACGATGGCGAGCCGCGCCGTCTCGGACTCGATGAAGTCCTCGATCCCCAGGCCGACGAAGACCGCGACGGCCACGCCGGTCAGCATGGCGCGCAGCAGGCCGCCCCAGCCGCCGTGGCGCTTCACGACGACGCCCTGCGTGATGCCGGCGATCAGGCCGACGATGGCGCTCGGCAGCATGATGCCTAGCGTGGCCGGTTCGTTGAAGAGTTTCTTGACCCAGTCTTGCATGTCGATCAGTCCCAGAGGCTCACGGTGGAGCGGGTGTTGGTGGCGGAGGTCGGCGCGGCCAGCTCGACCAGCAGGCCGGCGGGCAGCACCGGGCCGTGGTCGGCCAGGCCGGGGTTGAGGGCGAAGGTGGCCTCGACGATGTCGGTGCGCCCGAGGGCGCGCCAGCACAGCAGGTCCAGGGTGTCGCCCTGCATCGCGCGCGCCTTCATCAGATCAACTCGACGGCGGTGCGACGGATGCCGAGCAGGTCGCTGATGGCCCAGCGCATGTCGCGGCGCAGGTCATCGATCGCCAACTCGAGCTTTTCGGCGCGCTTGTCGCCGGCGCCGGTAGTGTCGAAGTCGCGGTACCTCGCCGCCAGGTCGGCCTGCACCGCGCAAGTGACCGCGCGGCGGTAGTGCATGAGCTGCACGCTCTGGCCGGCCAGGCGGTGCGCGGGCACGTCGGCGAGCCGCTCGCGGCGCTGGGCCAGTTGCGTGGCCTTGTAGCCGGCCAGCTCGGTGTTGACGCTGGCGATGGCGACCAGCGCGCTGTGACGCAGGCGCTCGGGCGTGACGGTGCCGTCGAGCCGGGCGGTGGCGCGCAGCTGGTGGAGGTCGACGTCGGGGAACCAGCCGTCGTTCTCGATGGCGGGCTCGTCGTCGGCCGCTGGCGGTGGTGGATTGCCGAGGAAGCTCATGGGCGAGGGCGAACAGGGGGATAGAAGGTCGGCGGTGGTCGGGCGTCAGCCGTGGGGCCTTGTGGGCCTTCATGCATTGGCCCGAGCCGCCGGGGTTCCGGGGTCCGGAATCGTCAGGGCGCCTGATTGGCCGGCTTCTTGAGCCAGCGCTCCAGGCGCTCGATGTCTTTCTTCACGCCGACCTGGTCGAAGAGCGCCAGGGCGCGCTGCAGGTGCGGCAGGGCCGCCCTGGCATCGGAGCGCGTCACCTTGTCGAGGTCGACGTCGGCGGCCCCGGCCTTGCCGAGCAGCGCGTAGCCGATGGCCTTGTGCAGCTTGGCCCGCGCCTGGTCGGGCGCGTCGAGCGGGTCGGTCAGTTCGCTGACCTGCGGCAGCAGCTGGCGCGCATCGTCGGCCGCCATCTGGCCGCCGAGCGCCGCCGCGGCGAACTCGTCGATCAGGATGGTGCCGAGCGTGCGCTCGTACTGGTCGGGCGGCTGCAGGTCGTGCGCGATCGCGTGGCGGGCGATCTGCAGCGCGCGGCCATAGTTGCCGGCGTCGATGTGCCAGACCAGCGCGGTCATGAGCACCGTGTCCTGCGCGCCGGCGCCGGCCTGGAGCACGCCGTCGATCCACGGGTCGTAGTTCGGCAGGAAGAGCCGCTTGGCTTCGATCTTGCGCTCGATGGACTGGATGTCCTTGAGCGCGCGGCGATGCTCGGCCAGCTGCACGAGCATCAGCTCGTAGGCGCTGCCTTGCGGCTCGCCGCCCGGGTCCGCGGCGGCGGACTCGCGGGCGGCGAGCTTGCGCTCGCGGCTGAGTTGGGCGGGGGTGCGGCGCATGTCGCTCAGCTCGCGATCTCGATGTTCTCGATCAGCGCGGTCAGGCCGTAGTCCTCGACCACATAGGCGTCGTTGCTCGACTCGTAGTTCTCGATGCGGTCGCGCTTGGCGTTGTCGACGATGGAGCGGCGCCGCGCCGACAGCTGCCAGTAGATGGACAGGTTGTCGTAGCGGGTGATGAGCACCTTGTTCTCGGGGAAGTAGGGCACGGTCACCGCCGGCAGGCCGCCGAGGCGGCGCTGGCTGCGCACGATGTCGGCGGCCAGCATCTCGGTGGGTGCGTCGGGCTCGCTGACCAGGGGGAAGAGCTTGTCGTGCAGCAGACTGCGGCCGACGATGGCGACCAGGGCGCCGTCGTTGCGGAACCAGGGGTCGAGCAGGGTCTGGTAGGCGTCGTAGACCAGGGCGTCGAGGTTCTTGTAGTCGCCTGCGGCGCCCACGCTCACCGTGTTGGCGGCCCTGCCCGAGTCGAGTACGCGGTCGCCGGCTTCGGCGCGGATGTGCTGCAGCCAGCCGATGTTCACGTCCTGCAGCAGCGGGTTGGCGGCCAGGTCGGTGTTGGCGGCGGCGCGCTCGCCGTTGAAGCCGATCACCATGCGGTCGAGCGCCTGGCGCTTGACGATGAGGTCGCGCACCCGGGTCTGGAAGTTCGGGAACTTGGCCCAGGCGTCGAGGGTGGCGTACTTGATGAAGGTGTCGTAGTTGGTCTTGACGCATTCGTACCCGCGCGAGTCGAGCGTCTCGACCGAACGCGGCTCGCGTTCCTTGGCGTCGGTGTTGGTGCGGCTGGCGATCGGGCCGCTGACGCCCAGGCCGAGCTTGTCGCCCTTCAGCTCGGTCACGCCGATGACGTTGACCTTGCCGAGGAATTCGCTCGATTCCTGGATCTTGGTTTCGAGCTTCTGCTGCACGCTGGGCTCGATCGCGAACTGCTCGCGCGCGCTGGGCACGGCGTTGAGCTCGCCCAGGCGGTCGAGGTATTGGTTGAAGACGAGACGGGTTGCGTTCTGCATGGAGGCTCCGGGGAAATGGGGGGATGTGTGGGTAGCTGCGGCGCGGCTGGCGCGACGGGTCAGCAGTCGGTCTTCTGCGCCTGCGGGTCGCCGCCGGTGGCCGCCGGGCGGTGCGCGTGGCGCGCGGCGTCGGTGGTGTCGATGGTGTTGAACTTGGCCTGCAGCGCGGCGTGCTCGGTCTTGAGGGCGTTGAAGTCCTTGGTGAGCTTCGAGAGCGCGGCCGCGTCGGTGTCTTGCTGCTCGGCCAGGTCGCCGAAGGCATCGGCCATCTCGCCGACCGCGCCGACCAGCTCGCCGATGTCGCCGTCGTGGCGCTTGAAGCGGCCGGTGAATTTGGCGAGCGTGGCGCGCACGCTCGCGGCGAACTTGCTGACCTCGGGCGCTTCGTCGTCTTCCAGCTGCAGCTCGACCTCGACGGCCTCGCTGAAGAGGTTGTCCGCGTCGAGCTTGCGCGTGGCGAATGGGTTGGCGGCCGGATGCTTCGCGGCGAAGCTGAGCACCTCGGTGCCCAGGCTGGCCGGGCTGTCGGTGACGCCCAGGCCGACCAAGTACGCCTCGCCGGTGTCGGCGAACTTGGGGTTGATCTCGATCGAGGTGTAGATCTTCTGCTTGGCCTTGGTGGTCATCGCGACCAGGTCGGGCAGCGGCGCGATCTGGGCGAAGAGGGCGAGCTTCTTGCTGCCATCGATCGAGACCTCCTCGGCTTTGACCGCGGTCACGTCGCCGTAGGCGCGGAAGTCGCTGTCGGGGTAGGTGCCCCGGATGTGTTCAAGCCAGATACGCGCGCCGTACTTCTGCGGGTCGAAGTTGCGCGCCATCTGCTCGATCCAGGCGCGCTCGATGCGGCGGCCGTCGGTGGTCGCGCCTTCGACGGCGACGCGGAAGAACTTGGATTTCTGGGGCATGGTTTTGTGCGTTGGGACGATCGGTGTTGACGTGGCACCGATGGTCCGCGCTGCGCGCGCGCGGCTCAACGCATGGCGCTTGTTGAGGCGCGTTCTACAAAGGGAAGGGGGCGCACAGTGGCCCATTTGGGGCGGTGCGCCCATAGCCTTGGCGGCCATGTCGACCGCCCTCAACACCGAAGCACTGCCATCGTTGCCGCAGGCCGAGCCCTGCGCCGAAGTCGCGCCGGCGAGGCGTGCGGCGCGGCACCTCTACTGGCAGGGCTGGCGAGTGTCGTCGATCGCCGAGTTCCTCGAAGTGCCGCGCACGACGGTGCACGGCTGGAAGGATGCCGAGCAATGGGACAAGGCGCAACCGATCGAGCGCGTCGAAGGGGCACTCGAAGCGCGCCTGGTGCAGCTGATCGGCAAGGAGCACAAGACCGGCGGCGACTTCAAGGAGATCGACCTGCTGGGCCGCCAGGTCGAGCGCCTGGCGCGGGTGCACAAGTACCAGGCCACCGGCAAGGAAGCCGACCTCAATCCGAACATCGAGCGGCGCAATGCCGGGCCGAAGAAGCAGCCGAAGCGCAACGTCTTCGACGAGGAGCAGACCGGCAAGCTGCTCGACGCCTTTCGAGATTCGCTCTTCGGGCACCAGAAGATCTGGCTGCGCCATGGCGATCAGCGCACGCGCATGATCCTGAAGTCGCGGCAGATCGGCGCGACCTGGTACTTCGCGCGCGAGGCGCTGGCCGATGCGATCCAGACCGGCCGCAACCAGATCTTCCTGTCGGCCAGCAAGGCGCAGGCGCACATCTTCAAGCAGTACATCACGCAGTTCGCCTTCGAGGCCTGCGGCGTGGCGCTGACCGGCGATCCGATCGTGCTGGGCAACGGCGCGCAGATCCACTTCCTGGGCACCAACGCGCGCACGGCGCAGGGCTATCACGGCAACTTCTACTTCGACGAGTTCTTCTGGACCCATCGCTTCGAGGAGTTGAACAAGGTCGCCAGCGGCATGGCGATGCACAAGCAGTGGCGCAAGACCTACTTCAGCACGCCGTCGAGCATCCAGCACGAGGCTTACGCCTACTGGAGCGGCGACCGCTTCAACAAGCGCCGGCCAAAGGACCAGCGCATCGCGCTCGACCTGTCGCATGCGCGGCTGGCCGGCGGCTTCACCGGCGAGGACAAGGTGTGGCGCAACATCGTCACCATCCTCGATGCGCTCGAAGGCGGCTGCGATCTCTTCGACATCGACGAGCTGCGGCTCGAATACAACCCCGAGGAGTTCGAGAACCTGCTGATGTGCGGGTTCATCGACGACACGCAGTCGGTGTTCCCGATGAGCGAGCTGCAGGCCTGCATGGTCGACTCCTGGGTGGACTGGAGCGACTACAAGCCCTTCACCGCGCGGCCCTTCGGCTACCGGCCGGTGTGGGTGGGCTACGACCCATCGCACACCGGCGACACCGCCGGCTGCGTCGTGCTGGCGCCGCCGGACAAGCCCGGTGGCACCTTCCGGGTGCTGGAGCGCATGCAGTGGCGCGGCCTGGACTTCGAGGCCCAGGCCGAGGCGATCCGGCAGATCACGCTGCGCTACAACGTCGCCTTCATCGGCATCGACACCACCGGGCTGGGGCAGGGCGTCTACCAGCTGGTGACGAAGTTCTATCCGGCGGCCAAGGCACTCAACTACTCGCTCGACGTGAAGACGCGCCTGGTGCTCAAGGCGAAGAGCGTGATCAGCAAGGGCCGGCTGCGCTTCGATGCGAGCTGGGTCGACCTGGCGCATGCCTTCCTGGCGATCCGCAAGACCCTCACGGCCAGCGGCCGCAACATCACCTTCGAGGCCGGCCGCAGCGACGAGACCGGCCACGCCGACCTCGCCTGGGCCTGCATGCACGCGCTCGACAACGAGCCGCTCGAAGGCCTCACCGCCGCGAATCGCGGCTTCATGGAGATCTCTTGATGACGATGGATACACACGCGCTGGCCGAGCGGCCGGCAGACGCGCCTGCGCGCATGGAGGCCTTCACCTTCGGTGACGCGGTGCCAGTGATGGACCGGCGCGAGCTGCTGGACGATGCGGAGTGCTGGCTCAATGGGCGCTGGTACGAGCCGCCGGTGAGCTGGGAAGGGCTGGCGAAGTCGTTCCGCGCGAGCACGCACCACAGCAGCTCGATCTACTTCAAGCGCAATGTGCTGCTGAGCACCTTCATCGAGCATCCGCTGCTGGACCGGGCGACGTTTGGCGCCTGGGCGCTGGACTTTCTGATCTTCGGCAATGCGTACCTCGAAGTGCGTCGGTCGATGACTGGCAGGCCGGTGGCGCTGAAGCATGCGCTGGCCAGGTACATGCGCCGTGGCGCGGATCTCGACAGCTATTTCTTCGTGCGGGGGTGGAAGGATGAGCATGCCTTCCGGGCTGGCAGCGTGCATCACATGCGAGAGGCGGACATCAATCAGGAGGTCTACGGGCTGCCCGAATACCTCAGCGCGCTGCAGGCGGCCTGGCTGAATGAGTCGGCGACGCTGTTCCGGCGGCGCTACTACAACAACGGCTCGCACGCGGGGTTCATCCTGTACATCAACGACGCGGCGCAGCAGCAGGAAGACATCGACGCCATCCGCACGGCGCTGAAGGAGAGCAAGGGGCCGGGGAATTTCCGGAATCTGTTTCTCTATGCGCCGAGTGGGAAGAAGGATGGGGTACAGCTGATCCCGGTGAGCGAGGTGGCGGCTCGGGATGACTTCTTCAACATCAAGAACGTGAGCCGGGACGATGTGCTGGCGGCGCATCGGATTCCGCCGCAGCTGCTGGGGATCGTGCCTGGCAATACTGGTGGCTTTGGTGCGGTGTTGCCTGCGGCGCAGGTGTTCGCACGCAACGAGGTCAAGCCGCTGCAGGACCGGATGTGCGAGCTCAATGCGTGGGTCGGCGCGGAGGTGGTTCAGTTTCTGCCATACGAGTTGGCGGGAGTGAGTTCGACGGAGTCGGGCGACGCCTGACCCCGCGAAAAAAGACGGGCGACCTGGGCCGGTGTTGCAGCACCTGCTCAAGCCCCGACCGCAGGACGGAACCCTGCAAGCCGGCAAGACCCGCCACCCTGTACAGAGTGGGTCGAGCCTATCAACTATGTGAAACGAAGGCTTGCACAGAAATGTCTATTTGTTCGACCGCAAAACCGCTAGTGCCCTGGATTGGCGGCAAGCGCCGACTGGCGAAGCACATCCTCCCGATGTTCCCGGAGCACACCTGCTACGTGGAGCCGTTCGCCGGCGCCGCGGCGTTGTTCTTCTTGAAGGAGCCTTCAAAGGTCGAGGTGCTCAACGATGTGAACAGCGACCTGGTCAACCTCTATCGCGTCGTGCAGCACCACCTCGACGAATTCGTGCGGCAGTTCCGCTGGGCCCTCAGTAGCCGAGAGCTGTTCGGCTGGCTGAAGGCCACGCCGCCGGCCGGGTTGACGGACATTCAGCGTGCGGCGCGGTTCTTCTACCTGCAGAAGATGGCGTTCGGTGGGAAGGTCGAGGGTCGAACCTTCGGCACCGCGACGAGCTCGCCGGCTCGGCTCAACCTGCTGCGGCTTGAAGAGGATCTGAGCGCAGCGCACTTGCGCCTTCACCAGGTGACCGTTGAGCACCTGGACTGGGCGGCGTGCATCCAGCGCTATGACCGCGCGCACACGCTCTTTTACATGGACCCGCCGTACTGGGGCACAGAGGGCTACAGCGTTGAATTCGGTTTGGAGCAGTACGACCGGATTGCGTCTCTGATGTGCAGTATGAAGGGCAGGGCCCTGGTGAGCGTCAACGACATACCGGAGATGCGGCAGGCCTTTGCCGGACTCGCGACGGAAACCCTATCGGTTACGTACAGCGTCAGCGGTGCCGACAAGCGGCATGCAACACGCGAATTGCTAGTCAGGAATTTTTGACCGCAGTTCGACGCTTACTGCCGTTCCTAGGCTGGCGCCTTGGCTGCAGGCGCGGGGGGTGGTCTAAGTACGGAAAGGCCCAGTAGGAGTGGTCCGTACGGCTGTCGCCCGGTTAGCCAGCCGACAGTCTCTCGAATGGCTCCGTAGAGAACGCTGTGTGCGGTGATGAGCACACCGCGCTGCGCTGTTTGCTCGTCAAGGGTGTTGTCGCACAGAAGGAGTGCGGCACATTCCATCTCAATGTGATACGGCCACTTTGGATCCTCCTCCGGATTGATCACCGTGCGCATAACGGCAGCCCAGTGGCCCACCTGATCCGGAACAGGCTTGATCTCAATGTTGTTCGACGGCGAAAGGCTTTCCTTTTCCTCCACAAGATCGTGGCCGGGGACGGCATGCACCAAACACTTGGTGAAGACCAAACTTCCCAGCACGATCGGGTGGGATTCTTGTTCGCTCGTCATGCCGCCCAACGGTATTGGAATGCGTCTTCGTTGGTCGCAGTCGGAAAGTCGATGATGGTGGCGCTTGGCTTTGCTACGTTGCCTTGCTTTGCAGCACTGCTCTGCTCGAATGCTTGGATGCACTCTTCGACTTGCCAACTGAACGCTGCCGCCTGTTCGTCAACTACGCGGACTTCCACTCGCCCGCCTGTCGCGCGAGCGAGCTTCACCATGCTTTCGAGGGTTACGTTCGTATCGCCTCGAAATACCTTGCTGATGTAGGCCGCGCTCGTTCCAAGCTTTTCGGCAACGCTCTTGTAGGTGAGTCCGGACCTCTGACGTTGTTGATCGAGGCTCACGGCAAAGTGAAGTTTCGCCGCTTCAATCCAGTACGCGTCACTAGCGCGCGCCTTGTCCACGAGTCCTTTGAGGGCCTTGCTAATCTTTTTCAT